AATACAGTGTCAACGATTTTGTTTCAGGAAGAAAGGAGAGTAAAGCAATTGCTCTTTCTCGTTCTTCCAATTGGGCTTCTAGCGATGGAAGCTCCAATTTAGTTGATTCGGTTTTTGGTTCGTTCATGATTGGTTGGTTAATCAGGGTACTTAGTGCTGATGTATGCCATCGGACCTGCAATTAATTCATATGCGTCCATTGCATTGTACGCAATTTTCTCTCCAGTTTCGCAATCAAGGATGAATTCCACATCGTACAATGCAAATGAATGTTTCATCTTTGCAAGCCCATAACGTGGTGTTTTATCACCAAAACATCTGTATGTGCAGAGTTGGTATCTGTGATGCTTGGGGCCTTCACTCGCTTGCAGCGATTGCTCAGAGTTTGCCATCAATGTACTCCTTGATCTTCATGGAAATGTGGTTCTTGATGTTGCGACGATGCTGCACTTCCAGTTCATGTTCTTCATCCACATAACTGGCAACAGCTACAAGATTGAAACAGTGTTGCACAAGAGCATCAATTGTCAGATGCTCAAGTGTTCTTAGTTGTCTGCAGGATTGGAAATAATTATTGATTGCACGAATGGCAGAATCCTTGCGTGTTTCGCGCGTACGGAGTTTCTCCATATCTTCGCGTGTGAAGTATTTCTTTCCTTCAGGAAGTGTGAAGCGTTCTTCTGTTTGGAAGTCGCGCGTGGGGTGTGGATCAAGAGGCATAACCACACTCCTTCAGAAAATCATTATACGCTGGTGCTATATCCGGATTCTTGGTGGTGGAGATGTGATACCAAGAAGAATCTTCACCAACGCGACGAAGTTCCCACTTGATAGCAGTTGCATCGAGTGTTGCCTTGTCAGCAAATGCCCGTTCTTGTTCTTGTTGAATGTAGTATTCATAACTTCCAAACATCTTGCCCCAGAAACGAATGGCAAGATAATCGGATGGTTGCAGAGGACGAATCTCTACAGATACGATTAGATCATATGCACCATCCAACCAGTAACGAGCGTGCTCAGGATCAGTAGCTTCGATGATTGTGCGTGAAGGCAATCCGTTAGGATTGTCAGAAGTGTTGAAGATTGCAAGGTAGCGAGGCATGATGGAATTACTCCTTTTCAACGATGGAAATGCCGGTGGACGTGCGATGAATAATCCTAACGATCTTCATCTGGAAGCGATCAACAACTACCGCTTTCGGGTAGTAATCATCGCGGGAGATATGCCAGCATGCGATTGCAATGGCATTGAGAAGAGAATTGGAATAACCGCGACGCGAAGAGTAACGGTTGTAATCTAGTGCACGAGTATCGTGCATGTAATATACGCCGAATTGGCGTGCAGGACGATTCTTATTCTTTTTCATGACGCATCTCCTGCTGCGAGTTTCGTTGCTTTCCACGCTGCTTCCGGATCGAACTTCGGAGGTTCGTGAGTTATGAACGTGCGAATGAATCCATCAGGGTCTAGGTATTCTTCGATAAAAGAATACCGACATTCCGCAGGAACTTCTGGTGGTTTTGTTTTAGCGCGTGGAAGTTCGTGCGATTCATTGTGTTGAATGTAATCGTTTTCGAGCTCTCGAAGAACCCATGGTTTTTGTGTAATGTAATCACGAAACCAATCCAGTTCAAGTGGTTTGGATCTAATCCAACCAAATTGTAGTGCGATAGCTTCTGCTAGCAACACGCGATTGTTATACTCTCTCCACCAAGATTGAGATTGGAGGAATTTAATTACTTGTTCTCTGGTATCGTTGTGGTATGGTACTGCAACCCAACGTCCTGTATCTATCTTTCTTCCACAGAAAACATATATTGCCATGATTCGTTTCTCCTGAGAGTTATTTGATTGCTGCCAACATCGTTTCAACATCCTCGATACTTGCTTGCACAGTATCTTCAAATGTTGCACATGCTTCATCCGTCAGATGCGGATTGTAGATGTTTTTCTCCAGCAGTTCTTTAATTTGCTTAAGCGCACGTTCCATGGAAATGGAATTTGCGGGATTATCAGCGAGTAATACTGAAGGAAGAATGGTGCTATTGCTGATAGCTGGACTTGTGTGTGTCCATGTTTCAACGTTGAGTTGTTCTCCTTCGCGGAAAACAAATTTACGACCACTGAAATACACTGTAATTTGTGCGACTCTCATGATTCATTTCCTTTCGGTAATTAAAAGATGAATACCAAAGTATTCACACGCCCACGGCGGACGTGCCTGTATGATACCACAATGCCCTAAAAAGTTCCCCTCGGCGCGTTATCGAATTTACTCATTGGTGGAATTATTATTGTTGAACGGGGATTTCGTTCGCTGTCGCGCGTGTAAATCGCGAACAACTCATTAGGGTATCATAGTTCAATTGTTTGTCAATCCCTTGTCATTTTGGGAGTAGCTCGCGAAGCGATGATTCCTCAAGTGTGTATAAGAGTGTCATCAGTGTTATCGGTGTAATGGTGTCAAACCCGGTCTGTGTGTCAGTTTTGCCCTTGTGTGATTGGACTTGCTAGTAAGTGGTATCTATGAGGTATATTTTAGGGGTCTTTTATTTTGAAAATACTTAAAGACAGGAATAGAAATACAAATACCACAAGAGAGATAATAACAAGCCAAACAGACAAGGGGAGGAAAATAGGAAAGGGCAGGATTCAACACCGTTACACTGATGACACCGACAACACAATCACACACTGAAAGGAATCATTGAACGAATGTTATTTACATGAAAAGTTGTCTACGCAACAAATCATCCGCCAAAGAAACACGAACAATTACAAATTACCGTTCGTCGGACGAATTGAACTATTAATTCCAGAATGAATCAAAAAGAGAAAACGTCGCGTTTTTCGCATCGCCGAAATTCGCAATTGCTCTTTAACAATTGGCTGGCCGCAATAACGGGCGCGGAATAACAAATCCCGTAATTCAATGAATCAAAGGAATCATTTATCATGGCAAATCTCATTTCCATTTCGTCCGTTGCTGCTGAAAAGACCAATGAAGGAACAATGCAAATTGTTGCTCGTTGGAAGGACAGCAAAGACAAAGTAGTTTCTCCCGCAAATCGCGTGCGCGCAATTGAATTGCCTGCGAATCTCTGGCAAAACGAAACGCACGTCGCGGTAAACGGGAATGACGAAATGACGAAAATGCTGAAATTGCATATTCACGATTCCATCGCTGATCTCGCAAAGCAATATCTCGCGACGATCTGTGAAGAATCGAATATGCAAAGGACGCAAGTTCCAATTGAGCATTTCACGTTGAGTGCATTGCTGCAATGGCAATCCGAGCAAGCTGCAATTTCTGGACGTCTCAATGGCGAGGAAATTCGCGCATGGCTCTCCCAATCCGCTACCATCAAGGCAGTATCTTCCAGTCATGGAGAGCAATTGGGAAAAGCATTGGGGGAGCAATTCGTGAAACTGGCATCTCCCAATCACGGCCTCACTCCGGAAAAGGCAGCCAAACTGCTCTCCTCGCTCTGGCAGCCCGAGGATACGGATACGACTACCGGACTGCGCGTGCAAATGCGATTGACCGCGATCAGCAAGAAAAACGAGAATAGCGCGAATTTGCTGGATAGCATCCTGTAATTCCAGCAATTAACAAATGGCCAATGATGCAAATGGAATTAACTCCATCCCTGTATCATTGGCCATATTTTGCAGCTGCTAAGTAAGTAAGTGCTCACTTCGCTCTATCAAGTTGCTTCGCAAAATGAAGGGGGCTCCGGACCTTTTTCAAAGCTCCTACGCGATTTTTCCTATGCAACTCAGAGAATATTTCTAAAAATTTTCATCGAAGATTCCTCAATGGTAATGGCAACTCCGGGTGTTATTATGGAAATATGGAAGACACCCTCACGCCCGTCGCCGACACGCTCGCAGAACGGATTAAGAAATTACTAGGTCAAGGACTGACTGGCAGTGTAGTTGCTGCTGCAGTTGGCTGCGATCCTTCGTACATTTCACAGCTGCTGGACGATGAAGATTTCAAACGTGATGTTTCCATCCTACGCGCGAGCAATGCAGAAGGAGCAGTTAAAAGAGATAGAAGTTGGGATCAAGTAGAAGATATGGCGCTGGATAAAGCCATCCAGATGCTGCCATTAGTATCTCGTCCCTCCGATCTTGTACGTCTTGCTGCTATGGCAAACGCAGCTAAGCGGCGTGCAACCGAGTTCGCAGGTGGTAGTGAGAACGCAGCTCCTGTTGTTAACCTCGTACTTCCGCACGCGGCAAGTATTCACTTCCAAATGAACGCGAATTCGCAAGTAGTGGAAGTAGATGGGAGGTCCATGGCAGCACTTCCTACTAAACATCTTGCGGATAAACTGAAAGAGCGGCGTGATGGACGCGAAGCAGCTGGAGTTATCGACGTGATGCCCGCGCTGCCGAACGTACAACTGCAACCAGCACAGGTAGTTTCCACCGAACGGAAGAAAGTTGCCAGTATCCTGGAAAACATTGGCTACGCTGACGAGCCTGTTCCTGTTCCTAAGGTGCTGTGACATGCCAATTCCTAAGAAACAAACAACTCCTCGCGAGTTTTTCGACTATGAACTTCCAGATCTTATGTGGCAAGCACTAGATCCGGAGGGTTATGCACGCACGCAGATGAATCTTCTCCGTATGATGCATCCGGAGAGGGTTAAAAGTGATTCAAAACCAGGATATTCTGGCATCGAAGAACGAGTTATGGAGAAATCTCCTGGACTTCTCGATGCAATCGTGCAGCGTACTGACGATTCCAGGAAACATATAGAGCGCGGTCCACTTACGGGCGTGGAACTAGACAAGATAATCCTGGATTTCCTGCAAAAACAGTCGCAGCAGATCGTTAATTACAAGTCCGACATATGAGCGCACTCGTAGAAGCAGGTATTTCTCGAGAAGATGCGATTGATGCTGCTCGTACAGACCTTAACTTCTTGGCAATGCTATGCGTACCAGAAATCTTCAAGTATCTGTTTCCGAAAATCTTCCGCGCACTGTGGCAGTGGATAACCGCGAACTTGCAAATCGAACGGGGGATGCAGCGACTTGCTATTGGCTTGCCCCGTGGTTTCGGGAAGACAATCTTTCTGAAACTTATTGTCGTATACACCATACTTTTCACCAATCGCAAGTTCATTCTCGTCGTATGTAACACCGAACAACTTGCGGAGAACTTCATTGCTGACGTTATTGACGTTCTTGACAGTGTCAACATTCGCAACTTGTTTGGGAATTGGCGAGTGGCTGTCGAAAAAGAGACGCTTCACCTCAAGAAGTTCCACTTTCGTGGTCGCCCTATTATCCTGGCCGCTATTGGTGCCGGCAGTTCTCCTCGCGGTCTTAATATCAAATTCGTGCGTCCTGATTTCATCATTATGGACGACATGCAGAGCAAAGAACAAGCAGAAAGCGCAGTAGAAGCTATTCGTAGCCTATCTTGGATGATGGGTACGCTGATGAAAACTAACGATCCTGAAAGGTGCTTGTATGTTTTCGTTGGCAACATGTACCCGTATCCTGGTAGTATCCTCAAGAAGCTCAAAAACGCGGCAAGTTGGCTGTCCTTCATTACGGCAGCTATTCTTGAGGACGGAGAATCCATTTGGCCGGAACTCAAACCGGTGGAAGTTCTGCTGTCTGAACTCGAGAGTGATACAGAACTTGGCCACCCGGAGATTTTCTACGCGGAGGTCATGAATGACGAAAACGCGGGTGCCAAACACGGAATTGATATTACACTTATACAACCAGCACCTGATTACCTCCTTGATGACCAAGCGCATGCTGGTTGGGTGCTTATCGACCCATCTGTGGGCAAAAAGAAAAGTGATGATGTTGCTATTGGCGCGTTCCTAGTTCATGATAAGCCAATGTTTCGTGATCTTGCGTACGGAAAGTTCGATCCGAAGAGAACAATTCAAGAAGCATTTCGTATGTGCTTCAAATGGGGCATTCGCACCATCTTCGTGGAATCAGTTGCGTACCAAGCAACGCTTGCATACTGGATGGAGTACTTTGCAAAGGAACTAGGTATCGACGGTCTCGTAATTCTCGAGATCTATCCTGGTCGCAGCAGCAAGAACTCCAGAATTTTCAACACACTTAAAACAATGGCTAAGGAAAATCCGGACAACGCGGAAATTCTTATCCATAAAAGTGTTCGTTCCATCTTCGTTAACCAAGCTCAGAACTGGAACCCGCTAAAAACGGATAACGTAGATGATGTTCTCGATCTCCCAGGTTACACGCACCATATCCTAGCAGAACATGCAGGCAACTTGATGCGTATCATGGAAATGTCCGTTGCTACTGGTGGAATCACCGCAGCACACAACGAAGATTTGGCTCTCTCCTTTTAAGGAAACTCTCAAATGCAACAAGATACTCCGCTCCGTTTGTCGCAGAAGCAGCATGATGACATGCTCAAGATGGTGACGAACGTGTATGCGTTTCTCGGTGGTCACGATCTTAACTTGCGCGCAGGACTTGAATGGCGCGATCGCGTGTATTATCGTGAAACGGATTGGACCGCAGATCAACTGAAAGCACGCTGGGCTAATTACTGGGGTGATGCTAAGAAGATGCAGAATCCTGTAGTTCCAGTTGTGCAACCGCAAGTAGAAGCAACGGTAGGGTATCTTACTGAAGTCTTCTGCACCGGAGAACCGTTTTTCGGCGTGGTAGCTCCTCCTGCGCAAGTAGACGCTGGCTTGCAAATGGAGTCAGTAATCGGTGATAACTCTCGCAGATTCGGATGGCGCGCTGAATACGTTAAATGCTTCCGTGATGGTCTCAAATACAACTTGATGGCAATGGAGAAAGCATGGGAACGCAAGAAAGTATTCTCCATCATCAACGATCCTTCCATGCGCGAGGATGCTGCCGGTAAAGAAGCAGAGGAAATGTACGCAGGTAACTTCGCCAAGCGAATCGACTTGTATAACATGATCCTTGATACGCGCGTTCTCCCAAACAAAATTCACAGTGATGGAGAATTCGTTGGCTACGTGGAACTGTATCCTCGTACGAAACTCAAGCAGTTGATTATCGACCTTGGTCCGAACACCACGATGAACGTAACGGATGCGTTCAAGAGTGATTGCAATTCGTACACAGTTGGTAATAACACCGCAGGAGAATATTACATCCCGTTGGTGAACCCTCTCGCGTTGCTGTCTCCCTCTAGTAACTATGGCACCAACTGGACCAGCTGGCTTGCAGGTATCAACAACAACGGCTCATTGGAATACAAGGGGCTGTACGAAGTTGCTACCATCTACGCACGCTTCCTTCCCAACGATTTCAACCTCAATCTTCCTGCGAAGAACACGCCGCAGATTTTCAAGTTGATTGTAGTTAACAAGCGGTGGATCATCTATTGCAAGAGGATGACAAATGCTCATAACTTCCTGCCGATTGTCGTTGGACAACCGTTTGATGACGGACTTGGATATCAAGCCAAGAGCTTTGGTGATAACGTCACTCCCTACCAAGAGATGGCGTCGTCACTGTGGGCTGCTGGCATCGAATCTAAGCGGAGACTGGTATTTGATCGACTCTTCTACGATCCTTCCAGAATCAGCAAAACTGACATTGATAGAACCTCCAGCGTCGCACGTATTCCGGTCAAACCGGGCGCGTACGGCAAACCGGTGGGCGACGCTGTTTTTGCTTCCAACTACCGAGATGACAGCGTAGTTGGTATTCTGGAAATGGCCCAGCGCGTGCAGCAAATGGCGCAGATTGCCAATGGTACAAACAACGTACAGCAAGGTCAGTTCCAGAAGGGGAACAAGACTAAGTACGAATTTGAAACTGTGATGAACAAGAGCGACTGGCATCCTAGGCTGCTGGCAATTACGCTCGAAGATTCGTGGTTTGCTCCGCTCAAGGAGATCACGAAGATGAACATCATCCAATATCAAGGTCAGGCAGAACTCTACAACTTCGCGCAACAGAAGAGCGTACAAGTTAATCCTCAAGATCTTCGCAGAGCCGTTCTGCAATTTAAACTCACGGATGGTCAAACTCCCAGCGAGAAGCTACTTTCCATGGATCTCATGGGACAAGTTGCGCAGCTTGGTATGGCCATTCCGCAGATCAACGCACAATACGATATTATTGGAATGCTGCTGTATTCCTTCAAGTCGCAAGGTGCGTACTGGCTTGATAACTTCAAGCGCACGCCAGAACAACAACAACAGTTTCTGAAAACAACGCAAGCAACCGCAAACGCACAAGAACCGGTTCCGAAGAAAGATCCGAATGTGCAACCGCAACTCCCCGCCCCTCAATAGGAAGAAAGTAAATGCCAGGAATCAACCTCGGAAGCGAGCTGTTGGAAACAACGCTCACGCCACAAGAAGTAAATGTTGCAATGCAGCTGATGAACAAAGATTTGTCAGTTGCCTATCTGCAAAATTCTCGTGTCAACATCTTTCGCCAACTCGCAACTCAGGAGTTCACCGATCCTGAAAAGGATGGCGAAAATCACCGTGTTAGAGCTTACTTAAAAGGGCAGCTCGACATTCTAGAAACACTAATCCAGGGTGCTCTAGAACCAACTCCCGTACCACTGGAACAACCTTCTCAACAACCTTCTCCTGGAGCTAAATAATGGCAAAGTTCGGCAAATCTCATCGGCTCATGAACGCTAACGGCGGTGGTGGCGGCGGTTTTCTTGCTAACCTCGGCGTGAAACTTCCGTTCGGCATGAGCAACATCGGCAACAACGCGCCGGTGCAACCTCAGAATAACAATCCGAATTTCCCCTCGAAGAACCAACTGGATCCGAAGAACCAGCCTGATCCTATTACCGGACAACCGGGAACTGAAGCTAACAATGATCCTGCCAACAATGCTGATCCTCAAAAGGGTCAAGGTTCCCAGCTAGATAATTTCAAGGACCTGTTTAAAGTACAAACTGACGACAAAGGTAATCCGCAAGTTCCTGTTGACCCGCTCTCCGGGCCGCTGCTAACAGTGGATCCGCAGAAGCTCAAGGAAGCAGCTAGTAAACTAAACTTTACTGGCAATATTGCTCCCGAACAGCTGCAGAAAGCAATGTCCGGCCAAGATCCCCAGGCCTTTATGGACGTTCTAAACTCTGTAGCTCAAGGGGCCTTCCTGCAAGCGATGCAAGTGAACGCAGGAGTTGTGGAAACTGCCTTTCAGAAGCATACGTCGCGAATCGAAACGGCACTCCCGGATCGTATTCGTAACATCCAAGTGCGAAATGCTGCTCCGAAGCACGCCGCGCTATCTCACCCGGCCGCAGCTCCAATGGTGGAAGCACTAAAGGGGCAAATTGCGCGAGCCAATCCCCATCTTTCTCCTGAGAAAGTTGCTGAGCATGCCGAGAATTACTTCATCGCGTTTGCGAGTGATGTTACGGCAGGTAATCAGCAACAAAGCAATGGCAATAAGTCGGGGCCGCAAGAAACTGACTGGGCTGCGTTGCTGGGTGGATCTTGATAGTAACCTAACTGTGAAAGGAAATGGCGATGCTTGGTCGTCCCAATCTTCGTGTGAATGGCGGTGAGATTCCTGGTAATGCAGGATATCGCAGCCTCTCTGGTGTTCGTCGCTACGCAGATGCTACTGCTGGCAACATTACGATTACCGCTGCGATGTTCCTCGCAGGCTGGCTGGATCGTAGTGGCCCCGGTGCTGGCTACGCAGACACGACTTGCACTGCCGATCAACTGCTGGCAGCACTGCCGGATCTGATGCGTGGTGATTCGTTCTCCATGCTGATTTCCAGCTCTGTGGCTTTTGCCAATACGATCGCTGCTGGCACTGGCATGACGCTAGCGGGTACTTCTGGTGTTGCTGCGAGCTCTACTCGCGAATACCTGATCACTCTGCTGTCGGAGCCGAAGCGTACTCGTGTCTGTGTTGGTACCACTACCAACGCGAACGCGGTGCTCTCCAACATTCCTGCTGCTGATATCAAAGAACTTGGTGTTGGCATGCTGGTTACTGGTACTGGCGTTGGCGCTTCTGCCAAGGTCACGGCTGTCAACCTGTCCGCAGGTACGGTGACTGTGGATGTGAACTCTACTGCGACTGCTGACAACATCGCACTGACGTTCACGCCCAACTTCGAAATGCGCGGTATTCGTACCGCTGGCAACTAATCAACTCATCCCGGAAGGAGAACTGAAATGCCGGTTGGAACCTGGAATACTTCGCAACTGCCTGCGGACCTTGCGAAGAAATCTTTTGCAGCGGCGATTACCCGCCTGATGCCTAACGGCGGTGCTCCGCTGTTCGGTATTACCGCACTGCTGAAAGAAGAAACTGCTGCTCAGATCGAGCACGGCTACTTCTCGAAGACGATGGTGTTCCCGTCTGTCACGCTGTCTGCCAACATGGCTGCTGCTGATACGGTTATCACCGTTACTGCCACTACCAACATGCTTCCCGGCATGGTGCTGCGTGTGGATTCTACGAACGAAAACGTTCTGGTGGTTGCAGTTCTGGGTGCCACCCAACTGCAGATCCAGCGTGCGTTCGGCACGATTGCAGCGCAAGCTGCTGTTGCCACGGTGAACCTGTGGATGGTTGGTAATGCTTATGAGCAAGGATCTCTGCGTCCGCAAGCTCTGAGCATCTCCGCTACTCGCATCGTGAACTACACGCAGATCTTCCGTAACTCGTGGGGCCTGACTGGTACCCTGCAAGCTACGCAAGTGATTGCTGGCAACACGAACGTGGCAGAATCCCGCCAGGAATGTGCTGGTTTCCACGCGTGCGATATCGAGAAAGCTCTGATCTTCGGTCAGAAGTTCCTCGGTACTCGTAACGGCCAACCCATCTCCACGATGGATGGTCTGATCAACACCGTGCAAAACAACGCCAGTGGCAACATCACCACGCTCGGCGCTACCACGAATTACACGCAGCTGGAAGCTGCGCTGGATCCGGTGTTCCAACAAAACACTGATCCGATGAATCCGAACCAACGGATTCTGTTCTGTGGTGGTGTTGCACGCCGCGTGATTCACGCAATTGCGCGCCTCAATTCCACGTACTATGTGCAATCGCAGGAAACTTCGTGGGGTCTGCAATACGACACCATCAAGATTCCGCGTGGTACTTTCCAGATTATCGAGCACCCGCTGCTGAATGCTTACGGTAGCACTAGCACTTGGGCCAAGATGGGTCTGGTTGTGGACGTCGCTACTTTCGGCCTTGCTTACATGATGGGCCGTAAGACGATGAACCAAGAGTACGGTACCAACGGTACTCCTGTCGACAACGGCGTCGATGCAGTTGGTGGTACGCTTACCAGCGAACTTACCAATCTGGTGAAGAACCCGGCCGCTAACGGCGTGCTGTACAACTTCACTGCTGGCGCTGCTGGCTAATCTTCCAGCGAGGGGAAGTTTGGAAGGGATCGTAGCATGTGTTACTTTCCCTTCCTTTTTTCCCTTTAATGGGTCCTAACTTCATTCTCCCCTCGAAGGTAATTCAAATGAGCAACGACCATTCCATGAACGAGTATGCGAAGAAGCTGCTGGAGCAATCGCGCACGCCCGCAGAATTTCTCGTTCCACCGAAGATTTACTTCCACCATCATAACTACGCGAAGTTCCACGTAGATCTTGGTGGCTCGCGCGTGAAATCCCTGGCATTTGCCAATTATCGGTTGATTACCGATGACAAGCGCGAACAAGACCAACTGGATCTGGTTGCTGACGTTCCTGGTAGTTTCATTTACACGATGGCAGACAGCGACGTGGACGCAGTGATTCGCCAAGAATTGGCGCAGGAGATGCACAAAGATGTGATGCGTACGGCACTTGCGCAATCGCAAGTAAATGGCCAGCAATTCGATCCGAATGCACCGATCATTCCTGTGCAAGTGCAACACGTGCAATCTACGCCGATGCAAGTACGTCCGGTGCAGCAAACTCCGGCAGCTCCGCAACCTGCTGGCGCTGTTGTTGGCCTGCAGAATTCGTTCTCCGGTTCGCAAGCTGTTGATGGAGTTGGCGGTGTTGCAACTACGACAGATCAACAAACCAAACCTCCGTCTGCTGCGGATGCTGCTGCTGCGCGCCTCGCTGCGATGACTGCGGAAGCGCAGAAGAATTCGTAAGTTCACTGTCTCCTCTTGGGCTTCGTGAAGGGCCTAAGATTAGCCGCTAGTAGCAGAAATGCTCTAGCGGCTTTTTTACATCTAATTATAAGGAGCACATCCATGACATACGCAGAACTGCTAGCGGAAATTAAGTTACTCTCCAAGCGCAGCGACATTGATGACAAGATTGCAATTGCACTGCGCATGACTACTCTACGCGCTCACCGACTGGATCTTTTCTGGCGAGATCTTGCAGAAGCAAACTTGTCGTTTCCGCAAGATACGCAGATGACGCTGAACACGAGTACGCAACTTACTCGATTCCGCCAAGTCAGCTATCTGCAGTACTATGATCTAAACACGGATACGTTCGGTCCGTTCCTCGACCCGATTGATCCTAGCGATCAAGTAGATGAGCATAATTACTATAAAGAAGATCGCTACTACATGGCGGGAGTAAATCTTCAAGCAAGATTCCAGTATGCCACTTCGGGCGCACGTATCGGATACTGGCAGAATCCAGATGTAGCTGCCGATTCGTACAACAGTTGGATTAAAGACGAACTTCCTGACTTGCTTGTGCAAGGATCACTTGCGTATCTTTTCAACATGATGGGCAAGCAGGAGGAAGCAAAAGCGTTGAATCGACTTGTTGGATTCGAACCAGATCCTACTAACCGTTTTCCTGGCATGACTTTGGTTGACCAACTTCGTGCTATTGGCATTCGTCCTGACGGCCACGCGTAATTAAAGGAATACAGAAATGTCGAACGCTGTCGCAGTAGCAGTTATCGGTCAGATTGCGCGTGTGCGCGATCCTGTCTTTGTTGAAAGTATCAGCGATCTTCGTGCACTTGGCCAACTTGATAAGTGGCTATGCTTTGTCACTGGCGCATTCTCCGAAACTCCTGAGAGTGCTACTACTGGCTGGTTCAAGCTGGACTACGATGACACCACCAGTGCAGATGATGGCATGGATACCATCATCGACGTCAACAGCAAGCGTTGGAAACGACTGAATACCAACATTGCAATGATTGTAGAATACACGGAGGCGGCTGAAGCAGCGGCTGCTGCTGCCGTTCCTGCTGCTGCAATAGCAGAATCCGCCGCCGCTGCTGCAATCTACGCATACGAGGCTCTTGGCATGGACGTTCCACTCGCTTACCACTACGAGACTGCGTATTCCATCGACGGAACTACTGACGATATCGACACAGCTGTCACCGTAAAAGAAGGTGATGTTGTAACGCAATCGTCGATCTACGAGAACTTCAATCTCTCGTGGGCAGACTCGGTAATGCGAGTGATCGAGGATGGTACTGTCGCATGGGCAGACCATAACTTGATTCTGGAAAGTGGCAATCTCGGAGCTATCAACTATTTCGCTAACGGTTGCACTAAGCTGGTGGCTCAGGAAGGACCGGAAGCTGGGGTGTTGGATGCCGTAAAACTTACGGTAAATGCCTCGCCATCGTCGCTTGATGTTACGTTGAACGGTGCGAAGATTGTGAACTTCAACGGTAACTACTTCCTCAACGCGTGGAAAGTTAAGTACGATGGCACCCATCGGTGGGTGTATCTGCAAGTTGATTCTCCTGGTGCACTGCGAGTTTACTTCGATCTGCAGAATGGTGTTGTTGGAACTGCAGACGTTGGCGTTGTTGGCGTTATCAGCCAATTCGACGAACTCGGTAATCCGCTGCCTGATGGTTGGTACTACATTTACGCGTACCAAGTTGTAGCTGCTGCAAGTTACATCTTTAAATTCGGAGTCTCTGATGCAAATGCCAGTACTGTAGTTACCATCGGCAAGACAATCACCATTGCCCGCCCGCAAAGCTGTTACGGTGTTAAGCCGTTGATGTATTTGGAAACGGGCGCGCTTGCAAAATACGGCGCACCTTATTCTTGGGAATCTGGCATCCGTACCTTCATGGTATCTGGTGGCGGTACGTACAACTGCCTGTGGTCGGAAGATCTTACGAGAGCTCCGTGGGTTAAAACGGGCTGCACGCCGCTATTTACTTCCGTCGGTATCAGTGGCGAGCCGTGTTCCAGACTTACTGCTACCGCTCCAAATGCAACTTGTTTGCAGGCAGTTGTTAGTGCTGGCGCATTGCAAACATTCCAAGTCTACGTTCGTAGATTAGTTGGTGTCGGCCCAATCTCCATCTCCATGGATAACGGTGCTACGTGGACACCGATCACGGCAGATATCAATTCCATTACGTACACGAAAGTGTACTTGCATGGTACGGTAGCTAACCCCACTGTCGGCTTTAAGATCGACACCAACGGTGATGCGATCGAAGTTTGCCATGCTAACAACATTCCGGCTAAGTATGTGCAGCCTCCGCTCACTGTTTGGGGTGTTGCTCGCGTGATGGGTCCTGTTGTCGTCCCCAACACCAACTTGCCGATCTCTCTTGCAGGTAGCAATGTTCTGGCATACTACGATGCCGATTTGATCAATGACACTGCTGTTCTTAGCCCCTCCATTTGGAGCGGATTCAGCATGAACGGCGCTACCAGCGGACACTCTGTCACAGTGGGTGAAACTTTCAACGTAAATGATGGCGTGAACCTTGGCTTCCCGCATGGCGTCAGTTCTCCGTACGAAATTCTCGCTGCTTCAGAAGTTGGGCAGCGCATTGAAGCAACTATCTATCTTGCTGGTAAAGCAGGTGGAAGTTACTGCTCCATCAATGGCGAACCTCCGTCGGTAAACCATGTTCGTAATCTGCCTACACTGGATCGCTTCACACTTGGCAGCAACGGTGGGGAGATGCAGTTTGTTCGTAAACTGCTGATTGCTCCTACCTCGTTGTCCAATCGTGATATGGTGCGCACGAAGCACTACAGCAGCGGAATTAAGAATAACCTGTATGCCTTCGCAATTGTAGCAGGAGACCATGAATTTGAGCCGTACGATGGTGGTACGGACATGGAGCGTATCCCTGCTGTCGAAGTTGTGAAGGAATACGGCGACAAGGTGATGCTCGGAGTATTCTGGGCAGGACGAGATAAAATCCACCCGTGGAATACGGAACTTCCGTCGCGCGTGATGCAACGGAATTACGTGTATGACAAGGTGGAGAATACTCTCACGCCAGTTACCAACGCAGAGATTGTACATCAACCTTCTCGTTGGAGCGCGCACCTTGGTGCTACGTACGCAGGATTGGTAATTCGTGTTCCTTCCGGTCCGCATGAAGGCAGGTTGATTTGCCTCACGCAGCAGGAAGATTCTGTCAGCGGTACGCTGGTAGATATGCACAGCAACCTGTACGTACAAACCAATGACAGGTCTGATTGCCACCCGGATGGTTGGACTACTGCTTCCATGATCTTTGATAGCTGGATCCATCTTGGCTCCACGTTTATCCAACCTTCTCCTGGCGGCGATTATGTAATTCTTCCGGCGGACCACCCTGTTGCACCTAACCGTATTGTTGTCACCTGCTATGGTGATGCCAACCGCGTGTTCAGTGTTTACAGCGATGATTGGGGTATTACTTGGTCGCTCGGTACCGTACTTGCAGTTGGCGCCGGCGGTGCTACTGAAACCACCACCACAATCTGGCCTGACGGTACACTGGTGATGACGATTCGTCCCAGCAGCGGTGCAGCTAACGCACGTAAGTGGCTGATCTCTGTTGACGGCGGTGTTACTTGGGTGCTGCAAGGTCTGATTCCTGCAATCCTCGATTGCGATAGTTCTGCCAGCACCACGCAACTGGATCCGTCTGGTGTTACTGGCACCTACGGCCGCATCGCACTGTCCCACGCAACCTTTGGTTTCCGTCAAGGATTCCAAATTGGGTTCGCAACTGACAACACGATGGAACTTCGTGATCCGATGGAACCGTGGGAGCAACGTAGGTACTTTGGCTACAGTCGTATCCTTTCGCTGTTTGGAGGGGAATACATGGCGTGCGCTGTTGAATACGGACACGCGTCTAGTAACCTCGACAACTCGATTGGACTTGCAATCCTCAAGACGCCTGCCCCGTAATGGAACCGGACAAGGAAACTGCTCGTGAACAGAACGAGCAGCAACTCATCACCAAACTTACCAAGCGAGGTATGAATGTGAAGATAGATGGAAATATCAATATCAACACGTTCATAACTGCTGGAACACTGTTGGTGTCCGTTTCACTTGCGTACGCTGCGCTGGATAAGCGCATCACTATTATCGAGCAGGTGCAAGTAGATAAGCTTGCGCGCGTGGAGCGCGAGTTGCAGGATGTTCGCAAGGAGTTGAAAGAGATAACTGCCTTGCTAACTCCATACAGGAGACCCTAGTGGCGGAACATAAATTCACAGCAGCACTCAATGCTGCAACCTTCCCGCTGGTAACTCGCTTCCAACCGCGAAGTGTGTTGATGGCGCAGTTTGACGCGCGTCTTCGTGATCCTGCCAGCAATCCGCAGAATAACACAGATAACAACCCGCAGAATCTGCCGCAGGTTCTTTATTGTGAAAATGTGCTTCCTACTGGTGAAGGTTGTAGAAGTGTTGGCTATTCCAACGTACAAGCACAGTTTCCCGGCGTGGGCACGCCTGACGATGTTATCATCCTGCGTAATGATGATGACAGCTGGTACTACGCCCCCGCGCAGGGAATGAATTACGTTACTGCCGCACTTGGTACACCGTGGGTGTCAACGAATCCGCTTGCCGGCGCGCCAGTAATTGTCGATTACAAGATTTCTGTTGCGTATGTCAATGGACAGACGTTCGTATGCTTTGGTAACTCTCCAAGCTCCATTATCCTGCAGTGGGATGGTGCTGCGTTCATCGACGTAACCGCTACATTCACTGGCCTCACTGGTGCAGAGATTAAAGCAATCTGTGGTTCTGGCAACTACCTGATTGCGATTTACAGCGATGCTTCCGTGAAGTGGAGTTCATTAGTAGATCCTCTTGACTTCGTTGCAAGTTCTACTAGCGGTGCTGGTGGACAAACTCCGATTGATATGCGCGGTACACCACTGGCGCTCACGCCAGTATCTGGTGGTTTCTTGATCCACTGCACGGAAAATACTGTTGCTGCGGTGTACACGCAGAACTCCGCGCAGCCCTGGATCTTCCGTGAAGTTCGTAACAGCGGTGGTCTGCTGTCTTGGAGATATCTCGCACGCGAGACTTCCGCAGGTGTTGCGTATCTCTTTGGCACGTATGGAATGCAATCATTGAATTTGCGGGAAGCAGAGGCAATTCATACGAACCTAACGGAATTCGTATCGTCTAAGATAATCGAATCGTTTGATACTACAACCAATCTGCTGTCGATAACTCGAGCAGCTGCGATCTACGTGAAAGTAGCTTTCCTCGGTGGTCGCTATCTCTGTGTATCCTACGGAACTACTGATTCCAAAGGACCGTTCTCGTACATTCTCGTGTACGATGCGAACCTCCGTAGGTGGGGGAAGTTGAAAGTAGACCACTACGATATCTTCCAATCAGCAGAAGCTGCGCCTGATCTGCTTAGCCCATTTGATAGTTTATTCGTACTGAAAACTAGTGGCGCAGTAGATCAAATCATCCTTGATGATCGTATCGCTGCTGACTCCGGCGTACTGATTCTTGGAAGATATCAGCTAACTCGCACGCAACAAATTGGATTGCAGGAGTTGGAACTGGAAGTTCTCGATTCCAATGAAGCACCTACCGTACACGTAGCTACTAGCTACAACGGCACCACGGTTGGCGAGATCCTACCAATGGTGCTGCACGCAAGCTCTGATAACTACCGACAATACCAGAAACAGATTGAAGGAGAGAATCTTTCCTTCATCATCAAGGGCGCATTCAATCTTGCAACTGTGTTGATCAGTGCAACTAAAGGTGCGAGGATGTAATGCGAGTTCCGTTCTTCACGCCGGGACTACCGCAATTTCCTACAAACGTAGACTCTCGCATCGAACCAGATCTGCGAGATATCTACAACGCTATCCGCACGTTCTCCGATCAGATCGGCCAGTACGGCGGTTTTGAAGAAGCTCTGGAAGTATACAAGAACGCTGACAACGTAACTTATACGGCTGGTCCGTACAAGCGTCGTGTGTATTGTGAAGCATTGGAGGCTATGCCTTATGGCTCGATTGTCCATCTTCTTGATTCCGGGGGTGAACTTAAAGCTAGATACGCCAACGCTACCGATGATACCAGAGTTGCCTTTGGAATCAACAATACTCCTGGCGTCTGTAACATCGGAGACACGATTGAGGTTGCTCTTCCAGGCTGCTATGTTACCTCAATCGGCGGACTTACAAGAGGGGTTATCTACTACCTCTCAACCACCAATGGATTGATTACTAACGCACCTCCGGGAGCAGTTGGCAACATCATTCAATCCATCGGATTTGCACTTGCGGAGAACGTACTATATGTCTCCGGTGGACTTCCAATCTTTGCAGGTGGCGGCGGTGGTGGTGGAGCAGGTACTGTCACGCTGGTAAGTGTAAACAATGCAAACGGTTTCAGTGCTACTGTAGCTAATCCAGGCACCACACCCGCGATTACGATGCAGACCACTGTTACCGGAGTTCTCAAGGGTAACGGTACTGCAATCTCCGCTGCTGTTGCCGGTATGGATTACGAAGCAGTCGGTGCTGCAATTTCCGCTGTTGGCTCCCACACCGCAGCATCAGATCCCCATCCGCAATACATTCTTGGATCTCGTAATTGGAGCACTGCAGATCAAGCGCCAGCAGCTGCTACTGATACGTATCTAACTGGTTCGGGTATTCTCATACCGTCGATTGGTATGCCAATTGGTAGCAAGATCACGTGGACAATCGCAGCCAACAAGACTGCTGCCGGTGTTGCAGCTGCATCTTGGAACGTACGCATTGGTGCTGCACAGAGTACAGCAGATACCTCGCGATTGAATATTGTACAAGGTGCACAATCAGCTGCTGCCGATCAAGGTATCTTTCAGGTGGTATTAACTGTTCGCTCCGTCGGCGCACTTGGCGTCATTCGTGGAGATCTTGCAGTTAGCGGCCACCACGCCGCAGCAACTGGATTTGGTAATGGTGCTGGTGCTGTGAGTGTTGGTTTTGATAATACTGCAGCAGCCATCAACGGGCAGTACATCGGGTTATCTGTAGACACCGGCGCAGCAGCTGCGTGGACAGTAACTCAAGTGCAAGCTGAAGGTATCTGGGGGTAGTATGAAACAGGAACTTAAGAGGCAGTTGACTGGCGATGAAGGCAAGAAGAAAACAGTTTATAAAGACTCTCGCGGTTACTGGACTATCGGCATTGGCATTCTTGTTGATGATCGTATTCCCGGTTCAGGCCTCCGGGAGCACGAAATTCAATACATCTTCAATTCTCGAGTTGATGAAGTTATTGAAGAAGTAACTCGCAAGCTTCCCTGGTTTCAAGATCTCGATGATACTCGCAAAGGCGTGCTGTTGAATATGGCATTCCAGATGGGAGTTCCGAAGCTGCTGGAATTCGTAACCACACTTCGGCATGTGAAAGAAGGTAACTACAAAATGGCTGCCTTCCATATGCTGAAGTCTCGCTGGGCGGAACAGACGCCTGCACGCGCGAAGCGTATGGCGGATCAAATGGAAACTGGTGTTTGGCAATACTCGGAAGGAACCTAAATGGCGCTCCCAATTCTCCCCATCGCTCTGGCTCTCGCACAATTTGCTCCTTCGATTCTCCGCTACCTCGGTGTCGGCGAGTCCGGCGTGAAGGTTGCAGAAGAAGTAGTGAATGCTGCTCAAGTAGTAACAGGTGCTAAAACTCCCGAAGAAGCATTGGAGGCAATTCGTGCAAACGCTCAACTGCAAACAGACTTCCAAAAGTTCATCATCGAAAAAGATGGAGAACTTGAAAGAGCCTACCTCACGGATAGGCAAGATGCTAGGGCACGCGACGCCAAATTTCTGGCCGCTGGTACTCGTAATTACCGCGCCGATTTTCTTTCTGCTCTTGCTATCGTTGTGGTCGTCATTGTTTGGTGGCAAGTAATGAAAGCTGGCGATCTGGATGAATTCCAGAAAGGTGTTATCACGTTGTTCCTCGGACGCTTCCTTGGATACATCGACCAGATCTTCCAGTTCGAGTTCGGCTCCACGCGCAGTAATAAGACTAAAGACGAGACGATTGCTAATCTCTCGCGATGAGATTGCTCAGGTGCAATGAGCGGAGCACTGTTCTACACTACTGCAAACTGAGGAGAAATCCTAATGGCCGTCCAAGAACGTACCTATCAAGATCCTACTGCTTCTGCGATCACCTCGTTGATCAATCTTGGTGGAACTAAAGAACGCACGACGCAGAGTCTGAGTTCTTCTCCACAATCACAAGCAGCACTTGAGCAAGTTCTAAATGCACAACTTCGTGGGCTCACGCCAGAAGGAAGTGCTGAACTCCTGCGTGCAATCTTCCAGCAAGGTATGGAGCAAGTTCCAGGACTTGCGACCACCTACGCAAATGCTGCTGGTGCGCGGCTAAAGAACAACACGCCGATGCAGCTTGCAATGCAGGACATGTTTGCAAAGCTGGCAACGGAAGGTGCTAAGCAACTGCGCGCTAACCAAGATTCTGCCAGTGTTACTGCCGGTCGTATGGCGGAAAGCACGCGCACGCAAACTACTGCTGGCAACAAATCGCCTAAAGCAAGTGCCATGCAACTGTTACCGTTTGCACTCGCAAATGCTGGCAAGATCAAGAAGTTCGGAGAAGAGCTGTTTGGTGGCCGCATGTTCGGTAGTTCTTTCGAGAACAATCCGCTTGGCGGCGGCAGCTACATTGGTGGCGGCGTGGAGGATTACGGAGTTTCCTACGATCCCGGTATCAGTAGCTTTGCTACGGATATCATGGGCGGTAGCGATTTCGGCACGTCATCTTTCGATCTTGGTGGATTCGATACTGCTGCTTTTGATTCCAGCGGTAGTGACATGTTCGGCTTCGACTTCGGCGGCGGTGATTTTGCTTCCGATCTTGGTGGTGATATTGACTTTTTCGGTGGCGGATTCGATCTCGGATTTGCTAATGGTGGATTGGTTAGCAAAAAGAAGTTGCTCGCTCAACGCAGCATGAAGCCGAAAGGTTATGCGGAAGGTGGCGAAGTTCGCGATGTGCGACAAGCAGATCCTCGTTCCAATATCCGCGACAAGGAAGGTAAGCAAGTTCGCGGTATCACGTACAACGAGAACCAATTAGACTTCGATTTACTTCGTGGCATCTCTTCCGGCGCCAACATGCTGGTGAAAAATGCACCTACTTATCAGCGTGCAAATCGCCAATCTGCTGGCGGGCGTCGGCGTGGACGTTACACTCCGCTGGGCGAAGGAGAAAATGCTGGATCTTCTGGCGTTGGTGAAGGTATTGCAGAAGGTACTGTTGGTACTGGCATCACAGCAGAAGGTCTTGGAACTGTTGCATCCATCGCAGGTATGGCAATCGGTGTTCCTGGAATTGCAGTTTCTGCTGCGATGAATGCTATGGGATTTCCAACTGTGTCTCCAATTGCTGCAATCGTGAATGCAATCACTGACACGCCGGTAACTCCGCCCAATCCGTTCTCGATTGATGCTAACGGTGTCAACGGTGTTGGTACGGACGGTATCTCTCCTGATTCTGTTTCCGTTGCTACTGGTATCTCTGGCGCAAATGCTGGCGGGCTTGGTGGCCTTGGTATCAGCATCGGTCTGGATGCAGCTTTCGATCCTAGTGATGCTCCTGGAACTGGCGTTGATGCTGGTCCTGGCAGTTCTGGTGGCACCGATGGTGTGGGTGATGCTGCTTCTGCTGGCGTCGATGGTGGCGGATTTGCAAAAGGTGGGGAAGTTGATGGTCCTAAAGGCCGTGACGTAATTCCTGCTTACCTCACCGATGGTGAGTTTGTTATCAAGCAACCGTCTGTGCAGAAGCTTGGCGTGCCGATGCTGGAACTGATGAATGAACATCCTGAAGCTTTCCAGATGGCGATGCAAGCAATGTTCGGCGGTCACGTAGCGGGTGCTAAGTAATGGCTGGCGATCTTCTGGATCGTGCGGAGTTCAATCGCCGAACCGCCGGCATGAACAATACGTACGATAAGAGCAGCGAAGAAGTTCTTCGTGCCGATCTTAAGTTAGCGCATTCCCAGAATGATCCACGCGCAGTAGCAAGCATCGAGCGTGATCTGCAACGAGTAAGTACTTCTAGTAAAGGTGGTGCCGTGGCTACTGAAGACACCTCTCCTGTTCCTGAGGCGCGTGCAGCGCTCAATCAATATTTCCAACTTGCTCCTGAGTTGGAGAGCGCAATCTTTTCTGCTGATAAAGAACGTACGCAACACGTGCAGCGCGCGACGCAAGCAGCGGGAGAAGCAGGTGCCGCACAATCTGCAAGTATTCTTGCTGGCAGCGAAGCAGAAATTGCACTGCAAGAAACGCATCGGCAGCTTCTTCGTGCAGTCGGCTTAGATATCAACAACCCTGAATCCTCCATCAACAGCGAACTGCGGCGTCAAACGGAAGCACGGAATCAGCGAGAAGCTATTGATAAAGAGATTGTCGATCTGGAAAGCACTTCGTTCTTCCAGAATCCGTTTGCTTTCCTTGCGAATCAACCAAAGATCCAGCAACTGACTGCGCAGTACAATAATCTCGCGCGCGTGGAAAACAGGAGCAATGAAGAAATTGCTCGCATGCAGACGATTGCGGACAGTGTTCTTAAGCTCACGCCGGCTAAGAACGCAGATTTGCTGCGCCAGAAAGCTGCGGCAGATGCAACCGTAGCAGTTAAGATTGCAGAAGCTCGTGCTGCTGAACTTAGTGCGCAGAATTCTGCTGGTCATGCGAAGGCACTTATGGATGCTTTCACGGCTCGTCACAATGTGTTTGCTTCCATGCTGCAAGTTAAGCAACTGGAAGAAGGAATTCTTGATCGGCGTGCGAGTGCCGCTGCGCTGCAGGAAGAACGCGAGTGGCGTCGTAACGATCGCAGAAGCGAACAAGAAAAGAAAGACGCAGAGAAACAACGAGATACTGCTCTCGTAGTTGGCATTAACACGTATCGCAAAGCAATCAACGGAAGTGCTGTTCCGGATTTCACGCTGGAAGATGTGAAGCGTATGCCTGCGGAGATTCGTGGCGCGTGGTACGAAGTTATCATGCGCGGCAGCTATGGTAACAACTACCTCGAAGCAGTTCCGTTCATTCAGCGCTTCGGTAATCCTGCGGCTGCTGCAGCTTCTGGTAACGCTGGCATGATGCAATTAATTCGCAACATCGAGATGCGTGCGCAACGGCTTGCTCCGGAAATTATGAATCGTGAGAAGCTTAGGAATCCGATGGCGCAAATTCGTCCGGATCAAGCACTTGCTATGGCGTACAATGAAATCTATGCTGCAGATGCTGCGTCCGCGGGCAAAGGTGCTGATAAGAGTGTAGTACGTGGCGATTCTCCGTACGCTCTGGATTACGATGCTGCCGCTGCAGTTGCAAAGTTGAAGCCAGAAGGAGTTGTTTCCAAGAGTCTTCTTGCTGCTAAAGAGCGGATGCCGAACAGAACTCTTAACACCTCGTACACGGCGTCCATGTTGCTTAACGAGATCGAAGCCAGAGTTGTTTCTGGTGAAGCAACTCCGAAGCAAGCGGCAGAAGAAGTATCTCGATTCTTCGCAACGCAATCCGTTAGTGCATACGAAGGTAACGGACTGAAATATCTCGCACTGCCGCAACCTACTGATTGGGTCATTACTCCTGGCGGTACTGGCAAAGCACAACTGGATTTGATGAATCCTTCAAAGGTAGAGAACTACCTGACTTCTCGCATTGTTGCTGAGAAGCGCAGCCGCCAGATTGGCACCAATAATCCTTTCGTTCCGTGGAGATAAGATGAGCAAAGAACTTGCAGTTCTCGGAGCAGATACGGCTAACCAGCAAGCTGGCGGTTCTTCGTTCTTCGACAATGCAACGATGTTCACCGGAAGTGCTGTGCTCTCCGGACTTGCAGGCATCTACAATACGTTTGTAGATTACGGCAGCAAGATTGGTATCGAAGGTGAGCAACTCGACACCTCTCGCGTATTGGAGAACTACGATGAGAATTGGTATAATTACTATAAAGATAACCAACAGCTCGTCGATACTGCGGGTTTTGTTGGCTCGGCGTTCATCCCGGGCACGCTGGCAATTAAAGGTCTTAAGGCTGCGCAAGCTGCACGCGCAACAGGCAGCATCGGGCGTGCAATCTCCGGACCTCTGAACTTTGCTAACTCTCGTAGAGATATTGCACTGCGCGCAGGATTAGAAGAAATCGCGCGTGAAGGCGGCTCCGCGTATGCGTACATTAATGCCAACAAACTTTCTGCTATCGGCTGGGGATTCGCCGATCAAGCACTGCAAGCTGCAGCATTTGAAGCTGCTGTTGTCTTGACGATGAAGAATTCCCCTATCCTTGCTGACAAGGGTACTGGAGAAATTCTCTCCGATATGGGATTTGGTATCTTCGTTGGTGGAGCATTTGGTGGCGCCATTGATGCCATCATTACTAATCGCGTGTTCAAAGATGCTGTTCGTCAAGTTGCGGGCAAACAACGGAACTTCGACACGCCGAATTACTACTCCAACCTCGGACTTGGAATCGGCGATGAAGCATACGGATTTGTTGACTCCCTGCTGAAACTGCCGAAGGAAATCGTATTCGATGATCGCTTCGTAAGTGTCACGAATGCACTTACCAAGAAAGATGTTATCCTCGATCTTGAAGAACATCTGAAACGCACGCTTACGAAAACAGAACGTGAGACGTACGAGCAGCTTCAACTCACGCTCAAGAAACTTGGAACGGAGAGCACGCCGGAAGTAGGTCAGGCTATGAACGCCATGATCTTGAAGATGGTGCGTGAAGGTATCGACACGGGAGTTGCTCAATCGGAAATAAAGCAGAGTGTTGGTAACTATTTGCTTGGTCTCAAGAACGTACGAGTTCTCAATGAAGAGAAAGCCGCACAGCAGTTTAATCGCGACGATCTCTTCTACATCAACCAAGAAGTTGATATCAAGAACTTGCCAGCAGATGCCAAGATCGAGGATTTCCTCGCTGCTGCTAGGAATCGCAAGCCCTTTGAAAAGAACGCTACCGCCAAACCGTACGAAGTAGTAGGAGACGTCAGCAATGCAAAAGTTACCTCTACTGCCAAGAGTTTTGAAGAGGCTTGGTTGGATGGTAACGATCTCGCTATTATCGGCGGCAAGCTGCGAATTAATCCAAAGAGCGAAATCTTCTCGCAGGTCAAAGATCCGAATCTAATTCCTGCGCGATTCATCAACACACGCACTGGCGGTGTTAGCGATGAAGTAGTTTCCACGTGGGCAGATCAACTGCCTGCGGGCGTGAAAGCATCCGACGCAATTGTCGATGAAGGAGTGCTAAATGGAAAAACAGTACTTCGAGTCGCTGATGAAATCAACCCAAGTGATGCCTACACTGCTACTGCGCGTCATGCTTGGGCTAGCAGTCTTAAGCCTAATCACTTTGCTGATAGCATTGTGGATGTTACTGACATTTCCAGACTGGAGCGACTCGCGCAGTTCTCGCGAAACGAACTCAAAGAACTACCAACCAAATTGCGCGATGCCGATGGAGGGCTCTCTAACATTTCCGACGTGGATCTAACTCGTATCCTTTCCGATGCGAAGATTAACAAGATCACGGAAATGCTGGATGCAGGTGTTACCGATATGCGAGAAATCGCGTATGTGGTAAATGCGCCGGAGAGTTTCCTAGAACGTGTAATCGCCAACGGATTCCAACGTACAACGGACGACACGTTGATGGAAGGTATGTCTCGCGATCTGCGAGAAAATCTCCTGCGTGAAAACTTCATTGCTACGTGGTCTTCCCCTCGTTCGCTGGTCGAACTAGGAGTTGTAGATGCAGACGTCCTCAAAGCAACAGAAGCAGCCGCCGCGAGCAAAGGCGCGAAGTATGCTGATACGTTCGTTACCGGCGAACTTGGATTCATGCAACGAGTTACGCTCAGTGAAGAAGCCAGAAAGAATGCTTTCTTCTCTGTCTTTGGTACTGAGGATGCTTCGCGGTTTCTAGAAGTTGACGCCAAGAATGCCATTAAGATGGCAGATGAACTCGGCGTGGGTGCCGGAGCACTTTCTTTCTCGAATGCTAACTACGGAGAGGTACTTCGCCTCTGGTCGCAGCATTCGGGAATGCTCACACATCAACTTATCCAGAAAGCTGCAAATGCTAACTTGGAAAGAATTCAGCCGTATATTGCTAAGTTTGCCGACAACAAGCGTGCGGGCGCAGAACTCGGCATCGTTCTCAATATGCTACGCAGGAGCAGCGACAAGTTCGTACTTGCATTTGATCCTAAGACAGGCCTCGAACGACTCGCAGTACGAGAAGTCACCAAAGTTGATACTGCCGGTATCCGCAATATCGTCCCTGAAAAACTTGAAGGATGGCTCAAAGATAACATCGCTACTGGCCCTGGCGGTAAAGCAAAACAAGCAGTCTTCGAAATTGAGTCCCCCGACGTACTCGCTTTCCTTCGGGTATGGAAAGATGTTAACGGAGAAAGAATCAACAAACGAACAGTTCTGATGAACTCTCGCGGTGCAACTCTGGGTTGGGATCCAGATGTTATCTACGCACCGCCGATCAACACGCAGAAGTTTCCATACTTCGCATTCGTAAAGATCAAGGAAGGGCACATCGCAGGTAATTCCGACGTCGGCATGATTACCGCGCGTAGTTCAGAAGAACTGCAGAAACTCTCGCAGGAGATTGATACTAATAAATACGATGTGTTCTTCAAAAAGGACACGGAGCAGTTCTATCGCATCAAGAATGAGTATGATGCACAACTCACGCTGAACGAACCGCGTGTTGATTCCACTCTACGTAAGCAGGGCAAGTTAGGAGATTTCTTCTATGAAGTACGTCCCGAAAACGTGTTGGAGGATTTCATTACGTACTCGCAGAACGCTGATGCTGCGCTGGTACGTCACGGTGTGGAAGTGCGCTATGCGCAACTCATTACGGAACTTAATGCGCTGGGCAAGCAATATACCGAAGTTGCTACTAGCCAAATGGCAGGCTTGGGAAAGCAGTACGACCGATCCGCTGTCAACCCTTTTGGAGATTACGTTCGTACTGCTCTTGATATTAGCAAGCGTAGTTCTTTCCCTCTCGTTCACCAACTCAACGAATTCGTGGATTCTGTCGGAACTGCGGCGTATCGGGCGCTAGTTAGCAATTCCGAGAAAGCTAAGAAAGGATTGATCTCATGGGAAGAAGCAGAGAAGATCGCGACGAAGTACGGAATCGGGGGAGTCTACAACGCGGACAACGTGGAAACAGCGTTCGCAGTAGCAAACCGTCCGATGGACAGAAACATCATTCGCGAAGCTGTGAGCAAGGTGAACATGTTCCTTGCAACAGTTGGTTTACGCCTGGACTTCGCCAACAGTCTGGTGAATATCGTGTCCCTGCCTATTATGCTTGGGACGGAACTCGCATCTTTGAAGAGTCTGGCCAAGAAGGATCCATCCGCTATTGGCGAACTGACTAAGCTTTTCTCCACAACTCCTGATGGAGTTACGCAAGTTCCGAGCTACACGAAGCTCATTGGCAACGCAATCAAAAATGTAATTGGTCCCGGAGGTAAGGAGCTAGTAGAGAACTATCGGCGTGCAGGCGACGTGAAAAGTGTGGTACTACAATTTCACGAAATGATGGGCGATATCGCTATCAATCCTCGTATGCTTCCTCGTGAGTGGAGCAAGAAGATTGATGCTGCTGTCGAGAAAGGTGCAACATGGACAGGGAACAACTTCGCGGAGGATTTCACGCGCGCGCTCTCTGCGAATGTAATGGACCAACTCACTGCGCCACTCGTAACGAAGAAGTTGTTGACCTCGCAGGAAGCGGAAGCGTACCGAAGTGTCTTCGTCAATCGCGTCAACGGGAACTATATTGCCTCGCAAAGGCCAATCTTGTTCCAAGGGACAGTTGGCGCTGCTATCTCCCTGTTCCAAACTTATGTGTTCAACGTCATGCAACAGATGACGAGACACATCGAGAATCGTGACTTGCGTGCACTCTTGACAATGGGCGGTTTGCAAGGAGCAACTTATGGACTCAATGGAATTCCTTTCTTCGATGCTGTCAATACTCATCTTATTGGCAATGCTAGCATTAATGACGGTCACCGTGACATTTATTCTACTGTCACGCAGCTGGCTGGTAAGGAACTTGGTGATTGGTTACTCTATGGCACTGCTAGTGCATTTCCGCTCTTCGGGGATAAATCCCCTGCCCTCTACACTCGCGGAGATATTAACCCACGTCATGTCTCTATCCTGCCTGTTTCTCCTTTGGACATTCCTGCAGTCGAAGTTTCTCGCAGGATTGTTGCAAACTTGCTGGATGTTGGTGGCAAGCTTGTGGGCGGTGCTGATATCTCGGCAACACTCCTTGAAGGATTGGAGCATAACGGTGTTTCCCGCCCGCTCGCAGGATTCGCGCAACTCGCTAATGGGTACAGCACCACGAGCAAAGGATCGTTGATCTCTGCTAGTAATGAATTCAGCGTGACAGTTGCTGCATCTCGTATGCTTGGTGCAAAGCCAATGGACGAAGCAGTTGCGCTGAATACTATGTATCGCCTCAATGCGTATAAAGCAGCGGATCTGGAGAGGTTGAGTAAACTCGGAGAAGTAGTGAAGACGAAACTCCGGCGTGGGCAGATGCCAGAACCAGAAGAGATGCAAGAGTTTATGAAGAAGTATGCAAGTGCTGGCGGTAACTTGCAGAACTATTCTTCTGCTCTCATGCGCTGGACGCGCGATGCGAACATGAGTGTGGTGAATCAACTGAAAACATTCCACAACACACAGTACTCGCAGCGGCTAAGTGAGATTATGAGTGGAACTACACTCGATGATTTCTACAGTGCGCAGCAACCGCAGCAGTAGAAATGAAAAAGCCCCCAATTGGGGGCTTCTCTTTTTATGGAACGGCTTTCAGTTCCGCTTCCACTTTGTCCATCTGCTGCTTCTGGTATGGCATCCATGTGCAGTACGCTTCGCCTACAGAGTTATGACTGTCGTTCTCAACATCAGGATCGTGCACTTCTACTTCTAGATCCGTATGCGCGCTACCTTCGTGATCGAAGAAACTTACATTGACTAGTTGATTCTTATCAACAAATACTACCGTAGCGTCAAACGGTACTTTGTCGTCCAAACAACTAGTGGCTTGTGCTGCAGTATCCGGTGACCAATACCACAGTTTGCGACCAACAGCGGCTTTATGGTTGCTGAGCATCATTTTCTCCTTCTTGCGATTGCGGTTGTTCCGTAGCTTTGCTACGCTCTTCCTTCAAAGCCATAACTCCGGGCGGATGCTCGGTTTTGATACGGCCCTCAGGTTCTTCTTTCGCTGCATCATTACTTGCACTCAGCGGAAGTTCTTGCGGTTCGAGAATCTGGTACGTGATAACACCACTAGTTGGATCACGATGGAATTGCAACATGTGCGTATCCTCGTGCGTCATGATGTATTCAATAGCCGGTTCCGGTTTCCAATAGTTCGGACCTTTCTCAAACTTGTCTGTAACTGGATTCTTGATCGGCCTGCCGTCTGCACCAGACTTACTGGTATTGCTGGCCATGATAATCATGAGCACAGCAGGTAGTGGAATTCCCCAGCGGTGTGCTTCACTCGCGCAGTAGACGATGATATCGCCGAGTAGATCTGCGAGATTGACAACAACATTTACTGGCAGTCTTCCTTGTTCACCGGGTTGGCCCCAAGTAGTGTCATCTGCGGTGTTCGCAAGATCTTCAATATCTCCCAGCTCTGTGAACTCCTTATCCAGAATTTCCCTGAACTGCTCCAGACGTTTGGTTACAGCAGGCCAATTGGAAACGTCAACACGAGCAAGCTCGTATCGTTGATTCATTTCTTGGATATCAAGTGCGAAACGAGGGTACATGATTTTCCTTCCAGAGTTTATTGAACACGCCTAATTGGGGGTTTCCCCATCTTCACTTGCCACTCTCGCAGCAATTCAAAATTCACATACAACTGCCTGTTATCCAGTACCTTCACCTTTGGCAAGTATCCTTGCTGCGGAATGAATTGTACTTGTCCTGCGTTCACCAGCTTCTGCATAATTTCCCCAAGCTGGGATGCTTTGTCTAGATCGTTCTTTACCACTTTAAGAAGTTCGCTAACTCCCATTGCTCTTCCCGCAGTAGCTGAATCATACAATGCTTGCATGATCTTCCCCGCAACGTCTGCATCACGTGATTTTCCGAATTCTCCAAGAGCTTTGGGCATATCGTGCTCGGTCCAAGTAAGGATCGAGTTTGCCAGAACGACGTCTTGTTCTGTAATTGTTGTACTAACTCTAGTTGCCGCAACAATGAGGCAAAGTTTAAAGAGATGGGTGAGCCGCCTATTGGAATAGTGTTTAAATCGTCCATCTTCTAGTTCCTTCCACGTACGGTAGATGAAGTCAAGTGCGTTCTTAGCATCTGGGTGAAGCTCTGCTGCTCCAACAACCTCAGTCTTGATTCTATGTAGACGAGAGACAATCTCTGTTCTAAGTTCCTCGGCGACCGAAGATGGGAAAGTAATCTTTTTACCACTAGGCTCACCGTAAACAAGAATAAGCCGCGAGAGGAAACCCTGTCCAATAGCTTGCGGTGGAAAAGCTTCGACAAAGCCGGCGTGCGTGTTCCCACTAAGGATTGTGATAGTAGGCTGGTAAATGGACACGGACTTCGAGTTCTTAAGTCGGAACTGATAATCATTCTGTTCGTCGTCCCAGTCCCAGAGCATTCCAAGTAGTGATAGAAACTCCAGATTCCCGCTTCCAACAAACTCGTTGAATTCATCTGCAACGATGAACACTTCCTTTGGTTCCTTTGGAGCACTATCTTTCTCCTTTCCAAACAATGCTTCTGTTATCTCATCATGGGTCAATCCAGATAGCTTTCCCCTCCGGGTATTGCGTGGCGTGATGGACTTTAAATCTTCCTCGTCCAATCCCTCTAAGTCCAACAAAAATTTCTCTTTGGATGTTTTCTCCGCTGCGAAGGTAGTGTATCCTGCAGTTGAGAACAATTTCTTCGCCAACTTGATAGCGGTGGATTTCCGCGCGCCCGGGTGTCCAATCAACATCGTGTAGAAGTTGGGAAAGATGCGTTGTTCTCCGAATGGCATCCAGTATCGGCGCCCCAAGTAGGCACTCAAGCATGTTATAAAACTCCAGCGGTGAAAAATAGTTGGCGGTTCAGTATCTTTACGAAGTTCGAAGTAAAGACTGAACAGATCTTCCTGTGATGCCACAGGGACTCCTGAAAGTTGAGGGGCGGGAACCTTAGACTTTACGCTTACGTTTGGTTTTATTCCATTTGGCAATCTCTGCTGCAAGCTCATTTGCTTCTCTGCATATTGCCAATGCTCGTTCTTCCAATGCACGGAACCGCAGTTCATCTTGTGGCATAACTTGCGCGCGTGCAGGATGCCGACGAAGTTCTGCTACGTATGCTGGAACAGATAGCTGAGAGAGCATTCTGTTCAGCCAGTTAATTCTTCCAGAGAAGTTCATGTACGGCGTTTGCTCTTGTCCTTTAGTTCTGGACTTAAGAGTGGCAATACGTTTAGCTCTGGTTTCCTTCGGAGGACCTGCAAGGAATCTACCCTTACCATCGCGCGTGCCAGCTTCGTGTAATTTGCTGGGAACCTTCACGCCGAGAATGGCATCAAACGGGCTTGCTGCTTCTTTGTTCATTTATCTTCCTGTTCTGGTGTTCGTGTTTCTTGCAGAATAGACAAGTCCAACATTCCACTTTGTACTTACCATTGGCCGTACCTGCAATGTTGAACTTGTACAAATGACCGTTGTGGAATCTGTAGTTACCGATACGAATGGAGATATCAACGATCATTTCAATTCACTCCATCGTTTACTTCCGGCGTTCATATCCGGCGGGATAATCATCACTCGTTCAATTCCAAAACAATCAGTGACTTTAATCTCTTGCCGCATTCTACTTTGAACAAGGCTTGGGACTTCAGGATGCTCCGGTCGATACTGGTAGAGAATACTATCGTGGATCTGAGCTTTGAGTCGGAACCTTCCACGCAGATCGCCGTAGATTTGATCCTTCCAGAGTCGAAAGAAACACTTATTAATGATTCCAACCGAGAGGTTTTGCGGAGAATGCGCAACTGCTGCGTTGAGATGCTGTTTGTTTTCAGCAGGGTTTCCAAAAAACTTTCTAGTCCAGCCAAGTGCCGAGACAAGCATTCCACTAACCCTGATGGTGTGAACGATACTTGCATACCAATCCTTCTTCACGCGAGGATAAGTCTTTTCATAAACCAGCAGCAGATATTCGCACACCTTTTTCAGTGGTAGCGCGGCGGGCAGTTTGAGAAGTCGTTTAGCAGTAATGACGTATTTTGGCCCCATCGTGTCCAGCATAACTCCTGGCCCCATGTTGTAGTTAGCTCCGTGATTTGTTCTCTTTGACAAATCTCGAAGTGCCTTGTCAAGAGTCTTCTTACGCGGTTCATCATAGATCTGCTCGTAAGAAACTCCGAAAAACTTGGAAGCGTTCCACGCGTGGTAGTCATGTGGCGATTCAACAAGTTCGATAAGTGCAGTCTCACCAGACAAGTACCCAACGCAACGTGCTTCGGATTGTGCGTAATCTCCCTCTCCCAGTAACCACCCAGCGTCAGCAATGAGACATTGTTTGACAGTGTCGTCACGTGGAATGTTTTGAATTTGAAAGCCGCACCAGTAATTGGAAGCTTTACTTGCAAGCCGTCCGGTATCAGTACCTCCAGGATCGAGTTGATAATACAGTCGTCCATTCCAAAGCTTGTACTCTTGGAGATATCCTGAGATGACTCGTGCATTTGATTTCCAATCTGCGATTGCGCCGATCACACGATCAGCAAGTGGATGAGATGCTCGTGCTTTCAACACGGCTGCTTTATCTGTGGATCCAAGATGACCAAGTCCCAGGACTTTGAAGACCTTTAGAACTTGATCCGGTGAGTTAGGATTGAAGTTTTGAATATCATCCTTCAACTCACCCTTCACAGTTTTCTTCTTCAACGGCAGCGTGTCACACGGACCGCCAAGCATCGTTTGTATTTCTATCAATTCCTGATGCTTCTCTTCCATCTTCTTCTTGAAGACTTCGTGGAAGCGATCAATGTCAACCAAGAAACCTTCCATCTCGCAATGGATAGAAGGAAATGCTATCGGAAACTCATGCTCAGTGTAATTAGTAACAGCCCAAGCAGGAGCATCATGGAGGATACCAAGCAGCGAGCAAACAGTCGCCCATGCATCGAGGGCGTTATATCGGTGATAATCTTCCAGACTTCCGCTTTTTCCATCGTCTTTCCAGTAGCGAATGCGTCGTACGTTGAAAGCTGCAACGAGAGCCAAGTCTTTCGGCAACTCCGACAACCAGCTATGGAAGAAGAAATAAGTGTCCCACAACCAGTTGCGAAGAGGAATACCCCAACGCAGAAAATAAGCGTTGTCATAGATACCTCGCTGCGTTACCTTGGGTACATCATTGTCATTAATCCGTCGAATGAAACTGTACGACCATTCGTCAAACGGAAAAACATAGCATTCAACGGCACCGGTATCTTTAAAGAATCCAGCGTATCCGACACAGTTAATTCCACGTAGTTCTGACCACTCTCCCTGTGTCGGAGTTTCGATATCAACTCCCAATAGTCTGGATCTTGCGAGTCTATCAACAACATCATTTGCGTTCTCCAGTGTTACTGCCGTCCATTTGAACGGAATATCCGGAAGCCACTTCTCCGGTTGAAGTATTTTCGAAAGAAACCTTTCAGCCAGAAACTTGCCGTAAGGTACAGTACGGAAATGCTCCAAAGGATTGAGAACAATGGCAGGAATAACGCGATCACCAACCCGCACATCAAGTAGAGAACCTTGGTAATCATTGAGTGTCAATCCTCTTTTATTGTTCGGCGGACGGAAGTCTGCTTGCGCGTGTAACACGAAATGAAGAGTAATCTCATTTGTAATGACTACAGCATCCGCTTCATATTGTTTACACCACTGAATGAACTCCGCATACATCGACGGAGATTCAGTCTTGAATTTGACAGCAGTTACGTTGCTGCCTTTGCAGATGGACCCAAATGCTTTAAGGTAAGATCCATCTGCTTTAGCATCTTCGTAAGAGGCGGAGAGGAAAATACGCATAGTTAGTTAAAACGGAATGTCATCATCCATATCATCGAAGAATGTCTTCCTCGGTGCTCCTTGATTAGCAGCTGCATCCTTGCCATAACTGGCAATATGCGCTACCTTCATTGCATCCTTCCGGTGATTCCTCTTGCCATCTTCCGGAATTGCACGCTTACCTTTGCCACCACAATCTTTGTACAAAGCAGCAGAGCAAACATCAAAGTTTCCTACGTTCTCGTACGCCCACACAAGATATTGCCTTGCACGCGCGCTGATCTCCGCTACATCTTCCGGTAGCTTTCCTTTGTACTGTCCGAACTTCAATGGAGTTGCATCTAGCATTCCATCGGAATCAATGTCGAGGGGGTCGGTCATATTTACTGCTCCTTTCATAAATACAAAAAGCCGGACAGGCTTTTAACCCATCCGGCTACTTCGCTTTTCGTTCTTGTGGAACTACTTAGTCGATGGTGATGTTGTCGATGCGACCATCGAACACACCCTTGTCGTTCTTGCGTTCCACCTTCTTGATCTTCGCCGTGATATCGACCGGGTTCTCCGACAGATACTTGACGATTGCCTTCAGGTTCTTGGTACCAGCAAGTTCCTCGAACGGAGTCACTAGTTCCTTCAAACGACCCCAACCAATTTCGGAATCGTTGCCATCCTTGTACTTCAGGATGTGAGGAATGTCGAACTTATCGCCAGCCTTCGCACGCTCGTTTTCCGGCACGGAAGAATCTGCGAGTTCCACGAGTTCGCGAACCGTGAGTTTTGCAATCACGGAAGGCTTGTCGTTGATCTCTTTCACTTCCATGCCGAGCGTCAGCTTGTAGATGCCGGTGTCCGGCACCTTGAAACTGGGAAGATCGGCAATGTCGTCGAGGTTCTTGTCAAGCAGGTCAAACAGATCAGCCATTTCATTTCTCCAAAATGCAGTTTACAGGATGCGAGATACGTGGATACGTTTCGCGAGTTGATTGATTCGTTTACTGGAGACTGCCAGTTCAGCCGTCACGTTGCTGTTTCAGAACACGTTCACCAAAGAACACGATCTTCTCAGCATCGTAAACACCATCAGTGTAGCCGCGTTTGGATTTACCTTTGCGGTTAGCACAAATTCTCCAAAGAGCTTTAAGTACATTGCCCTCTGCGTAGTTCATTCCAAGTGCTTCGATGATATCGTTGCACTCGGCGGTGTAGGCATCAACTCCGGGCGTAGTTGGCCAGTCGATTTTGATTTTGTAGTAGCTGACGCTACCGCCCGTATGTTCTCGTGTATCTTCTTGGCTCGGGGATGTTCCAATCGGCGGTGCCATTGTGCGTTCCTTTCTGCTCTTGGTGGTTGATAACTAGGGGAGTTACAAGTATCCTCTTCACTCGAAGAGTTCAATGAGTCCACGGGAATTTTCCTTTTCTACCATCTTGCCACTGCGGCTACCAGTGATAACGGAATCACGGTATGTGGCGGAAGAGAACATCTTCAATTTGTTGTTAACCTTATCAAGATAGACAACATCATCGAAGTACTTAGCAGAGTTCGCAGAGAAGTTTCTCGTACCCATCTTAGGAACGATACTCTGCGCACCATCTTTCATCTTCGTCATCTCCTCATGAGATGTTACGATGATATTGAACGGTGCAACTTGTACTTGCGAGAAGAAGCGATCAAGTCCGAAACCTTGCTTCGCCCACTCGTCCCAATCCAGTTTCAATTCATCTGCCATCAGACCAGCTTGAATTTCTTTCTTCTTGATCTGAGAGATGTACGAGTTGCCAAGTTGTGTGACAGATTCGACAACAAGAATATCCTTCGGACCAAACTTGTTGACATTCACCATTGTCCACTTAGCCTCTGGCAACTTCTTGCACAGCGGACAATCAACTTTTCCATGATCGAAACAGACATTGCAATCACCACCTTTGATGATCTTCAACATCGTTTCGCACATGATTGGATACAGCATCGTATCAGGGATACGAACAAGTTCTACGTTTTCAAGTGCGGAATCTGGGATGATCCTCTTTCCATCTGCATCAACGGCAAACGCGGACTTGATGGAGTCTTCGCCATCGCAGTACCACAACTTGTAGC